ACTCTAAAAGGTGGGACTGTAGTGCTAAAGAATGGCGTAGACCTTGTTGCTAGAGTCGTAAACAAAGTTACTCCAAATACAACACTTTTAAGGTCAAATTATACCGCAGTCAGAATAAGTGGAGCGCAAGGGCAAAGATTAGCTGTTGCATACGCGCAAGCAAATAATGATGCAAACTCGGCGGATACTATTGGACTAGTATTTGAAGATATTGCAACAAACCAAGAAGGTTTTATTATAACAGTTGGGCAATTTGAAGAAATAAACACTACAGGAAGTCTACAAGGCGAAACGTGGAATGATGGTGATGTATTATATTTATCACCAACAACGGCGGGAAGATTGACTAACATTAAGCCAACAGGATTAACCGGGCATATAGTTGTTGTAGGGTATGTTGAGTATTCGCATGCAGTACACGGAAAAATTTACGTTAAGATTATGAACGGGTGGGAGCTCGATGAGCTTCATAACGTCTATATAAATCCTGCAACATTAGCAAACAATGATGGATTGTTTTATGATTCATCAGACCAACTTTGGAAAAATAAAACGATTGCAAGTGTATTAGGATATACTCCTGCAAAATTAACAAAACTAGGAAGTCAAACGCTAGTTACAGCTTCTTGGAGCTTAGTCGGAAGCTATTACACATACACATTCTCAAACGTAAATATCACAGCAACATCAGTTGTTGATTTTACACCTGATAATTCAAGTGTGAACGAAGTGTCAAGTTGCAGAATGTTACCACAAGTTGATGTAGCAAGTGGCAACTGTACTTTTTATGCTACATTCCCACCTCAATCTAATATAACAGGACTAATAAACATATGGCAGTAAGATTACCAATACAAGCGTACTTTAAACCGAAACCTACTCCAACTGATTGGGTAAGACCTGCCGATTGGCCTGTTATAACTGACTCGTCAGACGAGGTACAATTCCTTATGGCTGACACAGGTATTGCTGCGTTTACTATTCGTACAATATTTACAAAGAATAGTGGCACTAACATTTATATTGATTGGGGAGATGGAACACCGATAGACACAATATCTACCGCGACATCTACTGACACATCGCACACTTATGCTATAGGTACAGGAACTCCTTGCTCAAGAGGATACACAACCTTTAAAGTTAGGGTTTATGGAGATGCAACTTGTAAGATAACATACTGTGTACCTGTAGCACCTGTTGCAACAGGTAGGTCAGTTTTTTACAATATGGGTTTGCTTGAGTCGTATTATGGGGACAACACGATAACTGCTAACATATTAAACTCATACGCTTCAGGTACCGCGAGTGGAGCAATAGCAACATATGAATACTTAGAATATGTTAAGTTTCCTCCTATAGTTTTATGGTCTCAGATGGTTAATTTTTTTAACCAATGCTACAGTCTTGGCAAAGTTGTAATGCCAACATCAGCTCCATCAGTAACTTCTGTAGTAAACTTATTTTCAAACTGCTTTAACTTAAGAGAAGTTATACTGCCACAAGATATGAACTCAGTTGCGAGTTTCGCAAATGCTTTTAATGGTTGTATTAATTTAAAATCAATTCAGCTACCACCTAACTTAAATAACGTAACGTCTTTTTCAAGTGCTTTTCAAAGTTGCGAATCATTAAAGAATATAACGATAACAAGTATAAACTCTGCCACATCGCTTGCAGCAATGTTTAATAGCTGCGTGTCATTAGAGTGGGTTAAGATAACATCTTTTCCAACTGCATCAGGACTTATTGACTGTGGTTCAATGTTTAATACCTGCAATAGCTTGCAGAATGTTTATTTGCCATCATCTGCAAACGCATCATCTACATACCAATGCAATTCAATGTTTAATAATTGTTTTAATTTAAAGACAGTTGTGCTTCCAAGCAACATGAATATAACAGTTGCAAATAATATTTTTTTTGGAAATTATAATTTAAACACAGTTGCACTACCAACAACTTGGGCAACAACAACTTTAGCTAATGCTTTTCAAAATTGTATTAGTTTAAGTAATATAACATTGCCTGCGTGTACTGCTGTAACTACAAATTTTAATACAGCATTTAATGGGTGTGTGTCTCTTGAATCTATAGTTATACCATCATCATATAATATGAATGATTGCACGAGTATGTTTAGTGGATGTACTACCATAAAAACAATATCACTTCCAAATAATACTCAGAATGGAATAACCAATATGACATCTGCATTTAATCAATGTAATTCGCTTGAAACGTTAACACTACCAACAAGCATGACAGGCGTTACAACGATGACAAATACTTTTACAAGTTGTAATAGTTTAACATCTATAACGCTACCAAGCACGATGAATAATTGTACTAATATGGTGAGTACATTTAATGGATGTTATAAATTAGCATCAGTTACGCTTCCAACATCTATGTCATCCTGTACATCATTTTCGAGTACTTTTAATAACTGTATTTCTTTGAAAACAATAACAATGCCTGCGACTGTTTCTACTTCCCTAACAAATTATGCGCTTGCATTTGGGGATTGTCATTCATTAAAAACATTAACACTGCCGACAACGCAAACATCGTCTCTAACATCATTGGTAACTACATTTATAAAATGTGGAGGTTTGACAACAATTACAAACTTAGATAAGTTAGGAAGTTTAACAGCAACACCATTAGTTGATGCAGGAAATAATACAAATATAAATCAAATTACATCTCTTTCTTTTAATTGTCCATTTTCTTTATTAGTTATTAATGGAGCAAGTACATCGTATCATTTATTAAACTCATTAAGATTATTAAATACAAGCGCAGGACAATGGACAGGAGTTTCCCCTCAAATAAATATATCTTATACATCGCTTTCAACATCAGCACTTGTTACTCTATTCAACGATATTGCAGCACAAGGAAACGTGGTAAGTAAGACAATAAATATCACAGGAGCAACAGGGGCAGCAGGATTGACCGCTGCAAATAGATTAATTATAACTTCAAAAGGATGGACAATAACGGGATAGACGATAGCGGATTCTATAAACAATTTGAGGATGGAAGTTGGGTGCATGCTCCTAACTTTGTTTATGGTCCTGACTTTGAATTAGTAAAAGAACTGAAAGATACTTACGAATACCCTATAGATGGGTGGAGTTGGTATGATCAAAAACCAAATTAAATCAAATGGATATAAGAAAAATATCAATAGGTTCTGACTATAAAGGTGGTGCAATGCACTACCTAGTCGGGCAGAAAATACTTGGAGATACAAACCAAATTCATCTTATTAAATTCAACGAAGAAAAAAAATCTACGCAGATATACATCATTAATAAAAAAGAAGAAGTAGTTTTGTGGAAAGAGTTTACCTCTTCAATGCCCATTTCAATCGAATTTAATATAGACTTTTAATGAAATCCCCATTCTATTTTATAGCAAAGCCTATAAATGGGAAACGTTACGATAACACAAGAGATATAGGAGGTATTGAATTTATAGTCAGTACCTCTGAGGAAGACCATAAGTTCTCTAACAGATACGCTGAAGTTATCGAAGTTCCCGTTGGCTACACAGGTCCTATTGAGGCCGGAGACACGCTTTTAGTGCACCACAACGCATTTAAGTTCTACAACGATATGAAAGGTAGACAGAAAAGCGGAAAGAGTTTCTTCAAAGATGATTTGTTCTTTATTGAAACAGACCAATTCTTTATGTATAAAAAAGCTGACAAGTGGTTTGCATACGATAAGTATTGCTTTGTAAAGCCAATTGCCCCAACAGAATCATACATAAACAAGCCATTCAACGAAGAGCCTTTAATGGGTCAGATGGTATATCCAAATGAATACCTATTAAATCAAGGCATAGACAAAGGAGACTTTATTTGCTTTTCCCCGGATAGCGAGTATGAGTTTACCGTAGATGGCGAGAAGCTATATCGAATGTACGACCATCAGATAACGATGAAGCTATGACATCAAAGGAAGTAAAGCTAAAGATTATATCAGCAGGGTATAAAGCAGTTACTGAGCTTATAAAAGTAGCTGAGGAGTCAATCTTAAATCCGGACATGGAAGGAGATGATTTAGCGGCTGATAAATTAAAAAATGCTGCTGCTACAAAGAAATTGGCTATATTTGACGCATTTGAGATTCTAAACAGAATAGAATCGGAAAAAGAAAGCATTGAATTGTCCGAAAAGGGAGGCAACAAAACTGACACAAAACAAGGATTTGCAGAAAGAAGGTCAAAATAATATATATACAGTAGTCAAGGACTATATACCATCTAATGCGGTCACTAAAAAGAATGGCAACAAGTCTTGGTTATATGGATATAACGAACAGTATGATGTTGTTGTGATATCAAAAACAGGAGAGATAGGAGAGATAATAAACATCTCAGGTATAAATATAGCTCTTCCTAAACAACCAAAAACTTGTTATCAGAGAAGCTCATCAAAAGCCGATCAACATTGGGAGAGAGAGCCAATACCTAAACAACTCTCAAGAATACAATCAATTTTTCAATGGAATGAAATGCCTGCTGAGTTTAAGAACAGATGGGTTGATTACATAGAGCAGGAGTTTGACTATAGAGAACAAGGCTTTTGGTTCATGAATAATGGAGTTCCAACCTATATAACAGGTTCCCATTACATGTACCTACAATGGTCTAGTATCGACGTTGGGTATCCTGACTTTCGGGAAGCAAATAGAATCTATTGGATTTTTTGGGAAGCGTGTAAAGCTGATGAGCGTAGCTTTGGTATGATATACCTGAAGATTAGACGTTCA